CCAGGATGTTGTCTACGCGGAAGATGCGGTAGTACTGGTTGGACTTTGCTGCTGCCAGACCGTCTGCAGGTGTTGCACCTACAAATGGGTTGGACGCCATGCCGTAACGGGTTTTGAAACCAATTTTCGGCTGGAAGGTGTCCTCAGCTACTGCACGAACCATTGTGAGTGGTACGTATGGGCAATAGAAGAGACCAGCGTCATATGGGTTAGTACCTTTGTAACCAACAGTTACATAATCGACAGATGCATACGGATCGATGTATACTTTTGTGCGACCGTTCAGTACACCAGCAAATGTGTTGCCTGTGTCATCAACATTCAAGTTCGCGGACAATGCAGGAGTGTAATCCAGCATGCCAGAAGCAGCCAAAGCAGAAGCTACGTCGGAAGAACAGATAATGAAGTTACCTTTTCCTCTACGTGTTTCTTTTGCAATTACGTTTGCTTCACGTTCGATCTGTACGATCAAACCTTTGAACTTCTCAACTGACCAACGACCATCAGCGTCCGAAGACATGTCGAAGATACCGTTGATAGCTGTAGAAGCCTGCAACGCGCCAGTTTTAGCTTGGCTGTTGATTGTGCGGATAACTTCGCGGTTGATTTCAGCGAGAATCTCAGCGGACAAGATGTTTGCCAACTCAGTTTCAGCGTCAAGACCGTGAATCGCTTTCAAGTCTTGTGCCAGCTCAAGTGAGTATTCAGCTTTCAAAGCACGTGACTTTGCAGTCACAGTTGCTTTTTCAATGGTGAAACCCATTTCAGCAAACGCTGTGTTAGCAGCAGAACCCAGAGCTTCGGCTGAGTCTGTTGACATGCCTGTGCCTGTGATTGCAGTTACACGCTCTTCATCGATAGAGCCGTTTGCACCTGTGTCAGTCACACCGGACAAGCCAGATGCGCCTGCAGCGCCATTACCGGCACCAGTTTGTGTACCAGCGTGTGATGTGTCAGCTTCGTTGAACAGAGCTTCTGTGTTGCTTGTTGAGCCACCGTCATAGCGAGACTTCATTGCGAAGATCAAGCCAGTTGGGCCTGTCATCGGCTGAACGCCTGCTACATCGTACGCCATCAGGTTTGGCATGGAACGACGAACCAATGAGATCAATACTGGATCCCAAGTGCCGACTGAACCAGTGTTGTTACCTGGTGCTGCTTCTGTCATGAAACCTTGGTGCTGTGCACGCTCTTCAGACAACGCACGCTCTTGGTTTTCGAGGATTGCTGCAGTTACACTGCGGCGGTGATGGTCTTTGATCGAACCAGCGGACTCTTCATTAAGAACTGGAGCCCACTTTTCAACCAATTTATCGTATGTAGTTTCCATTGTTATGGATCTCCTAGATTTATTTGGATGCTTGTTTGATTGCTGAGACGTAACGTGCCATTGCATCGGAAGTTTCAACGATTGAATCGCCTTCTACTTCTTCTACTTCTTCAGATACGATACCAGCTGTTGTTTTCGAGAAGTAAGATTCTTTGATAGTTGCAACTTTACTTGCGAATGTATCTTCGCTTACAAAGTCGATATCAGCTACCAAGGCTTCAAGTTTCTCTACTTGAGTTTCCGCTAGATCTTTAGCCGCTTCACGAATAATCGCAGAACGCTTGTATGTCTCTAGGCTTTCGGAAATTTCAATTGCTTGTGCAGTTGCTGTGTTGAGTTTCTCTTCCAGTGTCTCGACTTGCTCAGCAAGATCGTCTACCAGATCAACTTTGGATTCTGGAACTTCGATGTAGTTTTCAACAAACAGATCTTTCAATCCATTCATGAAACCTTCAGCGATTTCAGCACGCAGTCCGCTTTGGATTGCCAGCTTGTTATCTTCCATCCAATTCTCAACAACGTAGTTCAAGTATGAGTCGACTTTCTCAACAAGATCAGCCTTAATGGTTGATACTTCTTCTTCCAGTTCGACAGCATATGCTTCTTCCAAACGATTGATTTCAGAAGCAACTTTTGACTTCAGAGCAGCTTCAAAGATGACCGCAGTCTTTGCTTTGAACTCTTCGCTTAATGTTGCTTCGCCCTCTACGAGAGCATTCAAATCGTCAGAGAAGTCAGCATCAATTTCTACAGACTCTGCTTTAACTTGCTTAAGATCTGATTTCTCTGCATTCTGTTTGTCACCTTTGCGAGCAGGGGCTTTTTTGCCCTTGCCTTCAGCAGCTTTAACAGAAGCAACAGATTGATCTTCAGCAGATTTAGGATCGTGAGCTTCTTCGACGTTTTCCTCTTCGAGCTCTAAATCCATTTCTTGTACTTGATCAGTCATTTATAGACTCCTTACAATTTAGATTTAATCATTGAGAGGAAATTCTTAAACTCACGAGTCTGAGTCTCATAGAGATCAGCGCGTGGAGCATTCATTATTTCAGTCTCCATTTTTTCAATTTCCTGAGCTTCAACAATACCGTTGTTCCAAACCCACTCAACACCTTCCATAATTCCATTAACGAAGGCTGTTGGTGCTGATGGATCTTGCACGATGTCGACTGTATTTAACATAAAGTCATCTTTGACATACATGACGCCATTCTTGTTCTCAAGGCTTCCCATACCACGAGTTGAGACACCCAACTGCACACCGCCATCAAGTAGACCTTTTACAATCATACCATTCGGAGTATCCAGAATTCGTGCCTTTCCAATCACATCATTACCGTCCCAGTCAAGGGATTCGATAAGATGCGAAACTTTATCTAAGTTTACAGTTGGACCCTCTGGGTGATTTAATTCACCAAC